CACCGACTAACCATCGGTGAAAACGGTTACATCTCTCTAATGGGAGATCGGGATCAAAAGTGTTTTAACCACCCCGCATCACAGCTATCGCTGACTTACGGGCAGGCGATCGTCAATTCGCCAATCGTCCCCATCGGAGGGGACAAGCTACCGACTTTCAGTCGGTAGTAATTGACGACCCAATAACCTATTTATATAAAGATTAAGTTTCTTAAACATATATCTTGATTGTTTGTTAGAATGTAAGAGTTGATATTCTATGTCCTTGCAGACGTGTAAAAAATCACAGTAATTTGCACACAAATAGTTCTTTTTGCATCTAAAAACTTTACAATTAGATATTTGTTTTGCCTGTAATCTCAATTCATGTATTAATTGATCTTGTAATGCATTAGAAAAGAATAACGTAACTGGTTTTACTTTATCTTCAGTCAAAAAGCAAAATACCATTTCCCCATATGTTTTCTCTGGATATTTCATGATGGCATATAAAGAATATATTTTATACTGCCAGCCAGTTTGGAGAACTCTTGGGCTTTTCAATTTTCCTGCTTTCCAGTCCCCTACTACTATTTTATCATCTTCTTCATAGACAAAATCAAGAAAGCCAGTAAAATAATAGTATTCTTCATTATTTGCCATCATTTGGTAAACATTAACAATCTTAGCCTCATCTTTTTCCCTATGTACAGCTATAAAAAATTGAGATTCAATTTCCAATGGCATATGCATAACAAATTTTGACCCCATTGCCACTTCAAACTTTTGCTTTAAATTGATCATCTCATCATTAGATAACTGACAAAAAAACTTTCTACAAATATCATTATAAACAGCGAACAATTCATCTTCTAAGATTTGCTTATATAATTTTATGTTGCCTTTTGATTTCCCACATGCTCTTGTCAGAAGACCTTTACAGCACCTGTGGACAAAGTCCCCCCTTGTGGCGTATATGGATTGATCTTCGTATACTCCACATATTCTTTGTATAAAGAATGACATTGGACAAGTAATAAATCCCTCTATCGCAGAGGCAGAAAATCTTTTATTGTACATCGTTTACCTTTAAGTTATTAAATATATTCTTGTTAATATAACTTTTTAGATCAGGAATACTCATTTCCCCTACGTCATGGACATCTGGAACAACTACTATTTCGCATTTCCTACCATAACGCTTTAATAAATTTGAACTAGAGTTGGCCCCTTTAATTCCTGCCCCATTATTATCATTATCTGCAAATATGATAAACTTTTCTGATAATTTTATAATAGTTTCTGCTTTCTTAACATTAAGATTCGATCCCAAACATGCGACTGTTGGTATACCACTAGCTAATTCTAGCTTTATGGCATCTATTGGGCCTTCGCAGATAAAAAAAAGGTCTCCTGCCTTATAGGGTACAGTATGAGGAAAATACAGTATACTATTTACATCAGATTTCCAAATGTGCTTCCATTTAGGATTACCATTTAATTCATCATCAATCCATCTTCCTGTGAATCCCAGAACTTTTTTGCCGTGAATATCGTATACTATAAAAATTGCTCTATTCTCTAGTGGGATAGTAGGTTTGATTAACCTGTAACTAAAAATATTATCGGATATTATTCCCCTATTTTCTTGATATTCCTTATAAGGTTCCAAGTAATCTAAAGATAAGTTATACGTTTTCTTTTTTATCTTTTTTTGTTGTCCTATATGTTGACCGATCTCAATATCATTTGATATATCTTTAATCTTATTTTTAAACTCTTGTAATGTTATCTTAAAATATGCGAGTAAATCTTCTAGAGTACATCCTATATCTTCATTGCACTTTTTACTATAGCATATAAATCTGTTCGATTTAGGATATATTACAAACGATGTGGGATTATCTCCTTTGTGAATTGGACACGAACATCTGATCTCCTCATCAGAAATAATCATAAAATTTTTTACGCCCAACATTTTTAATAGTTTAATACTATTTTTAGCTATAAAATTAACATTAGATTCTGGATTCGATATTTTAACATATCTGTCAAACTCTTTATGAAGTGAAGTAATTTCAATAGGTAACTGTGACAATTTGCTGGCCTTCAACTATTTTAGCTTTACCAAAATCAGTATGATATGGTATAAAACCATTTAGTTCTTTTCCGAATCTGGTATGGACAATGTGTAATGCTCGATTAAAGTTTTCCTGCGTTTCATTGGGATTCAATTTTCTAAGTTGGGCAACAGAGGATGCTATCCATTCTATTCTATCTGATTGAGCAACCGTGCCATCAGCCCCTTCAAGCTCAGTTGTTCGTTTAGTTTGTGACATTGCCAAGATAGGAATATCACATCTAGTAGCAATATCCTGTAATTGCATTAGCAATAGACCTATTAATTGATACTCCTTTAAGCCATTTTTATTATAATCTTCAGGACTTGTAATTTTTAGATAATCATATATAATTAATGGAGGTATTTCATCATCTCTGTAATTATGAATAAATGATCTACATATAGATAATATCTGTGAGATAGATAGACCACCTACATATTTATAGTGTATATTCATAGTGCTTTTAATTGTCTTAACAGCTTTTTCTACCAATTCATTTTCATCACCTGGGGATGTCTTATATTCACCATTTTCGATCAAGTCAATATCTACACCGGAGACATTGGATATTAGTCTAGGAAGAAAACTCTTATAATTTAATTCAGTATCTAGAACAAGAACATTTGTTATTTTACTAACATAACTAGCTATATTAACTACCCAAAATGTCTTACCTGTTTTAACCCTAGAATGAATTACATTAATTGTACCTGGTCTAAATCCACCACCAATATAATAATCATATATAGGAAAACCGCTTGATATTCCTTTTGTGCTATTTCCATCAATAGTATCAATATAATGATCGATACTTTTGCTAATACCTCCCCATTCAGTATAGGAAGCGTTTTCAAATTTTGCGGTCAGAGTATTCCATTCTCCATCTAGAGTGCCATAAAGTTCATCAAGAGAATCTATATATCCTAAATTATCTACCTTGTTACTAATTTCTATTGAGAATGCGCGAGTTTGTCTTTTCAATCCTTCTGTTTTTATAATCCTAGATATTTTTTTAAACTCTTCTTGATTTGTCTTTTTCTTACTGACACAATCCTTAATGCCTTTGCTAACTAGTTCAACATCCTTATTAAACTCAGATGCGATCTCTCTGACTATAGTATCTATATCAAACTCATTTGTGTCATGTAGTTCCTTAGCACTTTTCTCAAGAAATCGATATATAGCTCTTTCAAATGGAGTTTCAAAATCATCAGGTCTAATATTATAGACAGAGATTATATCATAGGTAGCCAATCCCCCATCTATTATTGTTCCTAAGAATGGCCTATATAAAGTATATATTAATGTTTCATTTTTAGTTTCTACCATTTATGCGGATGCCTTTTTCCCCTTAAGACATTTCTTACATAAAGTAGAATTCCCACCTTCAAATGAATGAAACACTTCAAAAACTTTACCACACTCTACGCACTCTGTTTGTTTCTTAACTGGTTGTTTGCGTAAATTAACAGACGATTGTTTTTGTGCTTTTCTTTCTATCATCCTTCTTTTTTCTTCTTTGGCTTTTTCGCTAATGCCCACAGAGATTACCTTTGTTTTTTTACCAAACACGTTAGGTTTATCTGATACCGTTTCTTTAAGTATTATGTCATCATTTTCATCTATTACTTTATAATCCTTTTCTGTTATTACATCATCTATTGAAAGTGTTGTTTTATTAGCAACAATATCTGATATATCATCTGTAAGTTTTTCGGCATGAATTGGCTTATGGGTTGGCAAATTTTCAATAACTATATTTGTTATCATAGTTACTATTGATGCCATAAGATCAGGATTTTCTTTTAGTAAATTTATTAAATCATGAGTTCCCTTAGATACCAATCCAGTAGATGTTTCAGGAGCACTGGCTCCTGTCAAACTTTTATATGCTTCACATATTTTTGACCAATCTTGTTTGGCAATTCCATCTTCCAATAATTTAACGATTTGCATTTCTTACTCCTTTATACTGTAATCTCATAGCAATTCTTTTGAGATTATCTATATAGTTTTCTAACGTTTTTCTAGTACTTTGCATACTGGAAAACAAATGTTTCAAGTCGCAGGCTTTAACCATAAGCTTCATTAGTTCTTCATCATTAGCTGTAGCTAATGCGATTTTTTCTTCAAATTTCCATCCTCCAAAGTTGTTTAATACATGTCCTAATCGTTCCCTATATTGCAATTCACATAGAGTATACTTTTTCTCAAATAAAGCTTCCTTTAATTCTAAATCGATCAGATAAGAATAAAGAAGATTGATATCATGTTCTATATCCTCTACCGTATCATACACTTTCTTCGCCATAATTTTGCGAATATTTGTTAGTATTTTACTATCATCTTCCATTCAAATTTTCCTTAAGGAATCTCTATATTATATATATCGGCTATTCTTACCAAAGTAATTTGGTTTAAATCACAAAAATCCTGTTTTTCAGCATCTCTTTTCTTCTGCTTCAGAAAATCTAATCTGTTTTTATGAAATAGGGAGTTTTGTTTATAGTGTTGATTCCCATCAACCTCCACACTTAAGAGCATATCAGAAATAAAGAAATCTAAAGTAAATCTTGTATGTGGTATTTTCCATTCGTAAATTATATTATTATATTTATAATTTTTTAGTAACCATTCATAAACTATTTCCTCTCCTTTACTTTTAAACTTATTGGGTCTTTTCCCTTTTTTTATTGAGACAGATACTATCTTTCCTTTTAGTGTTATAAATTTCAAATGACCAATACCCCATTACTCATAAAAGACAATACAAAATCAGCAAACCTATCTGTCATTTTACTTTGATAATTTATTTTTCCTGTCTGATCTACCACCAATAATGTTTTATCATCTAGCATTAATTTAACTTTATTTTGTCCATTCATAAAATTGATATAGTTGTCAATTTCTCTCATACTACTTTGTATTAATTGAGATCGTAGCAAATGCTTATCGATGTCATTAAATTCTATATAATTATTAAATACAGTAAATTTATTTGGTTTATCATATGATAATCCGCAAAAAAGAATTAGAAGAATTATTATATCTTGCTCTGCTTTTATATATTCTGTGTTAGAAACAATTGATAACCTACTGACAAATTTATTTTTAATAATATTATTAGTACTATTAAAGTGAATTATATTTCCGGTAGTCCCTCCTTTTAAGTGGATTATCGGACCGGTTGATTGCAAAGCTAAATTAACTTGATCATCAACTCTGGAATGTTCATAACATCCCTATTAGGAATTGAGCCTATTCTTTGACGTATTGTTGTGTGCTTAGTCTTTACATCTCTATAAAATTCTACATAGGTTTTTATACCATTTGTTTTAAAGCAACACATATTAATGCTAAGGTTAGTTTCCAATACATCATCTAGTATTTTATCATCTATCATGCAGTAATATTTGATATATCCCTTTTTCTTATCTCTTCTTTGATAATAACATAAGGGTTTGAATTTTTGGTCAAAGGCAGTCGTAACTTGCATTTTTAGACGGTTTTTTACTGCATCGAGTATATTTTCATACATGTTTTGTTTTCTTATCGATAAGTTCTACAGTTGTAAACATAGGACATTCATTTTTAATTCGTCTAACTGCCATGTGAGCGTATTCAGGATTAAGTTCAATTCCTATAAAATTACGGTCGAATTTTGCTGCAACTACACCAGTTGTACCCGCCCCCGCGAAGGGGTCTAGTACTGTGCCACCGGTTGGGCATCCGGCCAATAAACATGGTTCTATTAATTTCTCTGGAAAAATCGCGTAATGTTGGCCTCTAAAAGACTGTGTTGGGATACTCCATACTGAACGTTTGTTTCTCCCCTTGGAATTACTTGGAGTCTCATGATCGTGTGCGACGGCGTAGGGACCATCTTTTCCTTTAGTAATACGGGTATACTTATCTCGTTCTACAGTAGAGGAAGCGACTGGTTCTCGTATAGCATCAGCGTCATAATAATAATTACGACTCTTGCTTAGCATAAATAGATACTCATGAGATTTGGTACAACGATCAAGAACACTTTCTGGCATAGCATTTGGTTTTGAGTTATGGGTGAGTATTCCAGATGAAAGTGAGAAGATATGGGCATCATCTTCAATACCTAGATCGTAGACTTCTCTACATCTAGCTTTTCTAATTTTGATCACTTCTGATTGTTGTTTATTATTAAAATGTTTAGATACATCTTTTCTTAATTCCCCTTTAAAAGAAGGTTTTTTACCTCCTTGATATTTAGAGACAGATAATTTAAGAGTCAACTTGTAACCTAGTCTTGCACAAGCTGTCCTTAAATCCCTTTCAAGATTATAATTCCGTGTAAAACCAAGTCTCCACCGATTATTATGTTCTTCCCAACAACCATCACCAGATAAATAACCATCAAGAAATGATTCTATAAATTTATTTGAATAATTCCAAACAGTGGGACCAAAACATTTATTTTTAGCAGTTTTTCCAGAAACAAGTTCATACAAAAGACTATTAAGTATTTTACCATACATCCTAATATTCATACAATTACCAGTGATTGTTCGAGTTATGCGACCACCATATTTTTTAGATATCCGTTTTAATTTTTCCCATCTTACTATTTCTTTTGAATGTCCAGAAATTTGGATACCATCATCAGATCGAGAACCTTCGGCAAGATAAAGCCCCGCAAACCACGCGGCATCATTATCTATAACACAATCTTTTGGATTTTCTGTGTCTGGTAATCGTGTCATATCCAATATATCACCTACTTTAATATCTTTTGCTTCTAATAATCCTCTATGAGTAGGGAATTTATGTTTTGGGGTACAAGAGATTCTTTCTCCACTTCTTAACACAAACTCGATTTCATTCCCAGACCTTTTCGATTTAGATGTTCCTAGTATTCTTGTCCATTTTTTACCTGTCCATAACTCAACTGTACATGGTTTTAACCTAGCTATATCTTTAATCGTAAGTGGATGTACTCCCTTTTGGGTTTTAGCATAAATATAAGTTCCTCCTGAAATACACCAAATTATATCCTGGCGAAGGTAGTAACCATCTTCCCGCAGAGCGAAAGCCACATACCAAGGAATTCCCACTAGGTCTTTGGGTTTAAGACCGTCTATTTTCGATAGGACGCTTCGATGGTTTTCCATCATCATATAATTTGTTCCACGGTTGCTGGATTGTTTCGATGTAGGTATTTTAGTTCCTGCTCCCTGATTACTTCCAGCATAACTGTCACCTAGATTTAAAAATAATATACCGTCCTTTCTTAATACTCGTCGTACTTCTCGGAACACTTCGACCATCTTACTAACATACTCTTCCGGGGTTAGTTCGTTGCCAATTTCATATTTTTTGTTTAGATGATCTGGTGGAAGATACGATCTTAATCCAAAATATGGCGGACTAGTCACACAGCAATTTATAGATTCTGCTGGCAATTCCTGAAGCCGTTCCACAGCGTTGCCTACGATTATTTTAGAAGTATTAACTCCAAGACTCCTTGCAAATTTCGCAAAATTTCTCCCATCTATTTTGCTTTTTTAGTTCATTGATTAAGTTTTTAACACCCTGAATTTTCAAATCTTCATATTCGAACCATGATCCTTTGGCCTTT